GGGTATCCTCGGCGCCAGCAGGGAAGCCCCACTCCAGACCGATGCCGAACACCCGAGATTGCGTGCGGAGATAGGCAACCGCCGGCGGCGCGCCGGTCTTACCGCTGAGTTGGGTCAGGATCGAACTCTTCCAGACCGACGTGATGTCGAAGGCCGACACCGCACGCACTCGCGCCAGATATCCACCAGCGTAGATGCCGGTCACATCGACGCTTGTGGTGCCGGCACGCGGCAGGCGGATCCAGTTGCCGCTGTCCTTCTTCCATTCCACGTCGTAGGCGACGGCGCCCTCCACTGCCGGCCAGGTGATCGTCATGGTGCTCACCGCCAGCCCCTGGTCAATCTGGTACCTTGAGCTCAAGGTAACGCTTGCAGGGGCGGGAACCGTTGTAACTGGCACAACGCTGATAGGGCGCTCTTCAATGCGCGTACCTGTGTCGATGGCGTCGTACTTCGACGGATCATGCTGCAGGCCACTGATGGTCCACTGCGCCCCATTCCGCTTGACCGACATTACGCGGTAGAGCTGCACAGCCAGATCCTCGGCATCCAATGCCCAGCAGAGTTGCGGCTCCGGCGCCATCGAGTAGGCCGTGGTAACGGTCACCTGCCGCCCATTCACAGCCTCAATCGTACGGCCTTCCGCCCGGCCATTCGGCAGATTGACCAGCAACCGATCACCGGCTTTCGCCAGGGTATCGCGATCAAGGGTGATGACTCGGCCAGCAACGGCAGATATCCGTCCGCCGATCTCGCGACCGGCCAGCACAGCATCAGCCACCGGGATAATGTGCCCAGGCAGAGGAATCCGCCCCTCCAGCCCGGTGCTGAACGTCACAGCGCGATCCAGCACACTGGTCAGCACCACCCATTTACCGCGGCGCTTAGCCTCGCTCTCACGGGTACAGCCGATGGCAGACACCTCGACCATGTTGTCGTTGTAGCGGCGCTGCAGCTCCGGATCAGCGAACGCGGTCACGTCGGTGTCGTAGTTGTTCGCCGGGTTGTCGTAGCTCACCAAGGCACGGCCGTAACGCGCGCGCGGTGATGCCGCGCCGTATTCCATTCGCCCATCGATCACGTTCGCGCGGGTGAACACATAGTCGAAGTCGGCGCCGCGAGGCATGTCAGCTTGAGAAACCAGTTGACCATTGGCCCAATAGCTCATGCCACGGTAGATCGCGGCGATATCGCGCAGCAGTTCCCATGCACCAGCCTTGCTCTGCAGGTTCATATCACACAGGAAGCGCGGCTCCTGGCCACCCTTGCCGTCCGGCACCAACTGGTCGCAATACTGCGCAATGCGATACAACTCCCACTTGTCGACCATCCACGACTTGATGCGTTTGCCCAAGCCGAAAAGATCGTTGGTGCTGATGCCGTAGGTGATCCACGCCGGGTTATTAGTCCAGGCAAGCTTCATCGTGCCGTCCCAGACGCCGGAATAAGTTCGAGTGTCCGGATCGTAGTTGCTCGGCACCATCCACTTCCGCCCCTTGCATTCCAAGGTCACGGCAGGAATGTTGCTGAACTGCTCTGCACTGAACTCGATAAACAACAGCGCGGTGCCCGGATACCGCAGCTTGGCGTCAATCACCTCAGAGTACGCAGCGATGAGCATCGTGTCGCTCACCAGGCTGCTGTTCTTGTTCGGCGTCAGGCGTCGCACGCGTACCTGCCAGCCACTGGCGGCCGCCGGCAGGTCGATCCGGCGGGAGCGCTCGTAGCGGGTGGTGGTCTTGCCATCGACAGCCTCGCGCAACACCTCCTCGTACGCGCCGCCGTCGGTGGCTACGTCGACGGCATATTCGATCCGGTACCCTCCGATGTTGCCGTTGGTGTCCTGCTGCTGGAGCGCCGGCCATGCTAAGCGCAGGCGCACTGCGGAAAGCTGGGTATTACTGAGCGAGCGCACCCAAGGGGACTCGCTGCGCAACTCGACGTTGACAGACGTCTCGTTCTCAACCGCAGGGATGCCAGGGATGTATTCCTGATCCACAGAGCCAGGGCGAAACTCCCACTTCACGTTCGGGAAGTTCAGGTTGCCGCTGGCGTCCATCAGGGGCGTGTTATCCAGGTAGATGCCGCGCTCCGTAGGGCCCTCGGCAAACTCGCCCTCGCCAACAGCGATCAGGATCTTCGCGGTCGCAACGGACTGCAGACTATCCGGCGCGATCGACGGCTGTTTCGGCTTGCTACTGCCGCCCTTACGGCCGGCCAGGTGCTGGTGAACTGCGCCCATGCTTTCCTCCGGGCATGAAAAAGCCCGCGCGAGGCGGGCTGGAAGGTTGTACAGCGTGGATGAAATGCCAGTAGCGCTACCCGCTCCTGGGTAGTAGCGTCTTGCCACAACAACTGGTCTTCAGAGAGGGAAGCTATGAGGATTTCTGCGAAATGCGCCGCTTGCGGGAGCGATCAATTCAGCATTCCCAACGACACTGAAGTAGACCAAACGGTGCGCTGCGCATCGTGCGGCGCGGATATCGGACAGAAGAAAGCTGTTCAGGAACAACTAAGGTCGCACGCAAAGAAAGAGATCGCCAAAGCTCTCGGGAAGAGCAAGCTCTTCAAGAGGAAGTAACAGAGGATTGCTTTTCCTCGAGCCGCCTCAGCACCTCTTGGTAAACCGCCTCCGCAGCCTGCTCAACGAATTCTTCGAACTCTGCGCTACCAGGTTGCGGAGGATCTACGGTCACTTCCAGGTTCTCGCCTTTCATCACACTCTCCTGCGGCGTAGCCGCTCATGGTTGGTTGTTACACCTTGTCCTCGGCGTAGATCGAAGCCGAGATAATCGCCCCGCCCCAGCGGCGCTTCCCGATGCAGATCGGTACCGGGTTCCCGCTGGCGGTGGTGTTTCTGGCGCTGCCGAAGGCGTATGACGGCAGGTTCTCCGGCGCCCCGGACATCGAAAGCCCCTTGGCCTGAGGGCTGAGCATTTGCACAACACCGCCAAGCGTCAGGGCGATGCCTGCGGTACCAATCCCGCCGACGACACCGCCTGCGGCAGCGAAGCCGCCGGGCCCTGCAGCGACAGTCGCAGCTACGACCATTGCGATACCCACCACGGTCTGCAGCAGGCCGGCCCGCTTGCTTCCTGCGATCACCGGCACAACGCGAATCTCCCGGCAGCCGCCCATCCCCAGTTCATCAGCCCCCACATTCTTCCGATTGCGAAAGATCGCGAAGCGCATGCCCTGCCGCTCCAAGCGGAGGATGGCGTCCTTGAATCCTGGGAGGGTGTTGCGTAGAGCCGAGAAGGCCTCGTTGGCGGTGCCAGATTCCAACTGCCGATGATGCGTCCGGCCGAACTCACGAATGAGCGGACCGGAAAGCTTGATGACCGTCATCGAACTCATTTGACCTCCTTGTGCCTCAGGACCAGGCGGGCCCTTTCGTGCCACGGGCCGCCGTAGATGATGATTTCTGATGGCTTGCTGTACAGGTGATGCAGCAGGAATGGGCCAGTCCCGAACACTGAAGCCTCCTCCCCAGGCAGCGATGGATCGTTGCCCAGATAGATCCCGGCGTGGTTCGGGTGCGCAGTGCGCCCCACCGCCATCACGATCATGTCGCCGCGCCGCGGCTGGTCCACCCGGACGAAACCGGCGGCCTCGAACTGCTGCTCGTAGAGGCTTGGGCCGTCTGCCCGCTCCCACCATCCGTCGGCACGCTCGAAGTGCGGGAACTCGATACCCCACTCCCTCTGGTACCAGTCCGAGCAGACCTGCCAGCAGTCCTGCACCCCATGCACGAAGACGCGCCCGAGCAGCGGCACCTGGTCGACGGGCTCGATGGTACGCAGGTCGCCCTCCGGCCAGCTCAGGATGTGCCATGTCAGGCCCGAGGCGTTGCACATTGCAACGTCTGCGGCACTCGGTCGGCTGGTGGCATCGGGGTGGCTGTGCACCACGGCGACGATCTCGCCATGGTCCTCTGCCTCCGCATACGCCTCCGGCGCGATGAGGAACTCTTCGCCGGCGTCGGCGGCGGTGTTTTCGCAGGGAATGTAGCGCTGGCTCCGGCCGGAACGGATGATCAGACCGCAGCACTCGCGCGGATACTCTGCCGCAGCGTGCTTCTGCACGGCGGACAGGATGTGCTTGAGCATGATCAGCTCCTAGCGATGATCGAGACAGCGGGGAAGCCGCCGAAGGGCAACTGGTTGCCAGCGCCGAAGCGAGACTCACACGATCGATACAGGCCTGCGCACTGGTCCTTTGCCGGATCATCCGTAGGCTGATCGTTGATGTCGAAACCAGGCCCTGTGTACTGGCAGTAGGGGCCGCGATAACCACCCGTCATGCACCAGTGGCATAGGGTGGTCATCTGCCGGCCAATGGAGTCTTCACCATCGCCTGGGCTGATCAGATCCCAAGACACCTGCTCATTGTTTTCAGTTGTCTTCTGGTCGATGAACCAGATGCTGATCGACTCCTGCGTCGGGTCGGCATCTGGATTGCCATCCGGGAAGTTCTCAGCGTCGAGGTATCTCGCCAGTGTTTCTCGGATTGTGAGCCGGAAGCTGGCCAGGTCGTCGTAGGCCAAGCACAGCGCAGAGATGCGTGCATTGACGTTCCCTGCCGTGAACTTCGGGCGAACCGAAGACCCATCGCCGCTCGCCTCCAGACCCTCAACCTGCACCGGCCAAGCGGCGTATTCGTTTCCCTGCCACCAAATCGACTTCGCCGGCAACTGGTCCGCATTGGCGCCGGCGGCTGCCAGTTCCTGAGGGGTATGCGCAATCGCGTGCCCATGAAAGCGCAGCACATCGGCCCCGTAGTCCGTGCCGTCCAGTTCGAACAGCATGATCTCGGAGCCAGGCTCCAGCTTCTGGATATCCGCTAACAAGGTCATGGGTGATACGCTCGAACGAAGGTCAATGAAAGAACGGTGATGCCTGCTGGGCGCCGTTGGCTCTGGTACGCCTCACAGCGGTAGAGGCCAAGCTCACCACCCGGCGGCGTCCAGAGGAACGCACGGTAGCCACCGTGGCGCCGAATGAACGCCAGCGGCAGCGCCACCTCCTCGGCCAGGCCGCCGAAGGTAAGCGTCCAGGTCTGGCTATCTGGATTGAGCCCGTCGCTGGAAACCTGAACGTAGCCATCTCCCATCTGGGACTTTCGCAGGCGCATTTCGCCATCGCACGACGCCTCGTCGTCCGGAATCCAGGTGAAGGTTTCGATGGCCATGTTTACTCCCGCTGGATTGCACGCCAAACATCTCCGCCAGGGCGAATTGCAGAGCTACAGTCGGCCGCCAGCGATTTCGAATTGGCCAGTTCCAGGCGTCGTATCTCCAGCAAGGTATCCGCCCCTACAGACCCCTCCTCTGCGACAACAGCTTGAATGCGCCCCAGCATCGCCCCCATAGCCTCCGCTCTCGCACGAAGTTCATCAGCCTTAGTCGCTTCGCCAACCCCGTCGAAGAAGAACTCTGAAAGCGCCTGGCCGATCTTCTGGACCAGGTCGTAACGGTTGTATTCAAAGCTCATCAGCCTCTCCCATTGATAGCTCGCCAGATTGAACCGCCAGGTCTCAGACCGTTGGTGATGGCGTTGGTCACCTCCGTCTTTGCCACGGCCTGAACGGTCTTCCCCAGCAGCGTCGGGTCAACGTCAGGAACTGGGGATGAAGTAGACACCCCGGACACCTCTACATCGACCGACAGCGGAAAGTTGTAGGTGTTGCCACCAGCAGGCATCCCCCCTGCCATCCTCACGCCAAGCGATCCATCGCTATTCCGTGCCAGGGGCAGGATCGCCTCCGGCCCCGCTTCGCCCATCACCCCCATGCGACCACCGCTCATGCCGAACGCGGTAGGCGTGTTGACCACGCTGTTGGTGAAGGCCCCGCCAGTGGCGAACATCTGCACGCCGTTGGCCCAAGCACCGCCGTCCGCCTGCATGGCCGCCCAATTTGAATATGCGCTGCCGGTGTAGCCAGATGCTGATGCACCAGCCGTCGCTGACCCACCAAACCACCCGCCCAGCGCAGACGCTCCAATGCCCAACAAACCGCTCAGAGCCGATGTGGCCGCCTGCTGGGCAGCAATTCTCGCCATGTCCTCGATCACCGAGTTAGCGAAGTCCCGGAAGGTCAGCTTGCCGGTGGTGGCGAAGTCGGCCAGGGCGTTGCTAGCGGTGTTGAAGCCAGTGGTGAGCATGTCATCGGTGGCCGATGCGACGTCCGCCGCATCGGCCTGGATGTTCTGCCACGCCCGGCGTGCGCCGTTGCGGTAGTCCCGCTGAGCATCGAGCCGCGCGTCATAACCGTCGACCTCCATCTGCAGCTCGCGCGCCTGGAAGTCCGCCAGATCCGCCAGCCGCTGCTCGTAGGCCGCCGGGCCAAGGCGCCGGCTGGCGTCCTCCTGCTGCGCCTCCAGCTCGCGCCGAAGGTCGGCGTACTTCTTCCGCACGGCGTCTAGCCGCTGCGCCTGGTCGCGCTCATCGTCCCCGAGGCCGATGCCGGCCACGTCAGAGTTGATCGCATCCTGGCGCGCCTGCAGCACCACCTCCATCGCCTTTCGATAGGCATCGGCGCTGTTGCGCCGCTGCTCCGCCAGCTTCTGTTCCTGCTGGATGCGCTTCTGGATCGAGCCGTCGGCATAGGCCTCGTTCAGGTTCTTGATGCCGAGCTCCATCTCGGCGCTGGTGATCTTGCCGGCGGCCTGCGCCTTGCGCAGTTTCTCCACTCCCTCGGCCAGATCCTCCAGGCGCTTCTTCTCCGGTAGGGCCTTGTCGATCAGCGCATCCAGCGCCTTGACCTCATCATTGATCGACTTGGTATGCGCCTTCTCAGATTCCGTTGCCTTTTTGTTGGCATCTGCCTGCGCTTTCTTGGCGTAAGCGGCGGAAAGGATCGCAACCTTATCGGCCTCGGTTGCATCTTCATGCTCACGAATCCAGCGCTCCGCCTCCTTGATCGCATCGCCATTGTCCTGCAGAGCACCAAGCTGTTTCTGCAGAGCATCGAGGTAGGTCTGCCCGGCGCTGCTCATGCCGGTCTTGGCAGCGTTGTTGGCGTTGGTCGAGGCGGTATTTTCGTCCAGGGCGCCTGTCAGTGTCCGCACCCGCTCGACAACCGCCGACAGCACGTCGTCAGCCTTGCTGACCGCGCTCGACTGCCTTAGCCATCCGTTAACAGTTTCTTGCGGGATGTTGAGCCTCTGCCCGACATCGCGAAGTATGTCGGTCAGGTCCGCACCGCTATCACGAGCCTCGTTCAGGCGCTCAATGACGGACTGATACTCAGCAAGCTGCTGGTTATAGCGACCGCTTGAATCCCGCGCAGGCGCCGTTACGGTGGCGGAACGGATGGACTGAGCCAACTCGCCGTAGGCTTGATTGACCTGCTCAGTGGCAGTGAGCTCCTTGTCCTTCCAATCAAGCAAAGCACCTTCACGCTGGGCCCGGTTTAGCTTCACAAACTCTTCGCGGAGTTGCGCAACCGGCTTCGCCATTTCCTCCAGGGTAACGCTCGCCTGGCCCGCATTGTCTCGAAGCAGCAGGAAGCTGGCCGCCGCCGTGCCGGCCAGCAGTGCAAGGCCCATCGGGCCGCCCAGCACTGTCAGCAGGCCAGCCGAGGCAGCTCGCAGCCCAGCCTGTGCCGTGGCCACAGACGCGGTAGCAGCGGCCTCTCGCTGCCGAGCCTGTGCGAGTGCCAGTGACATCTCGGTCTGAACGGCGGTACCGCGCGCCGCAGCCGCTTCGCGGGCCGCCAGTACGGTCAAGGTCTCGGCCTTGCGCTGGTCGGCAATCGCCGCCTGCATGACGGCCTCAGCCTGGGCGATCCGGGCCGCACGATCAGCCAGGGCGGTCTTGATCGCCAGTGCGCCACGAGCGGTGTACACGGTCAGCGCAGCAACCCCAGCCCCCGCCATCACAGCGGCCACGCTGCTGATGTTGTCGCCCACCACGCTGATGACGCTGGCCAGGCCAGCCACAACGCCAGTGCTCTCCTCCATACGACCGAAGAAATCGCCGAGGGCGTTCTGGATGTTGACCAGAGCATCTTGCACGCTCACCGACATGTCGGCGGCAGCCTTGCGGTTGACCTCCACAGTACGCAGCAAGCCGGTGTTGATGTCGTCCAGCGACAGCTTGCCCTGCACGCCCAGCTTGCGGATCTCTTCCGCGCTCTTGCCGGTCGCGCTGGCGATCGCATCGACGATGGTCGGCATCGCGTCCTGAATCGATACCCAACCATCAGCCTCGACCTTGCCGGTTTGCAGGGCCTTCGAGTAGGCGCCAAGCGCCGAGCTGGCCTTGTCGGCCGACGCGGCGTTGGTCACCAGCAGGAAGCTGAAGCTGTCGGTGATGTCTAGGGTCTGCTGGGTGTCGAAGCCCAGCGAGCGCATGACGTCCGCCGTGCGGATGTACAGCTCCTGCGCCTCAGCCAACGGCCGGTAGGTTTCCTGCGCAGTGCGCAGCAGGTGCTGCTGGACCTCGTTGTACTCCTCGGTACTGCCGGTGGCCATCTTCAGGCGGTCGGCAATCTGACCGTAGGCGTCCACCTGGTGGATGATGCTGCCCACCAGGCCGGCACCGGCGATCGCAGCGAAGGCGCCACGGATCAGCGTGCCAGCTTGCTGGGCGCCCTGAGCCGTCCGGTCAAACGCGGAATCGACCTGAGCCAGGTTGCGGTCGATGCTCTGCGTTGTCCTGGCGACCACACTGTCCGCACCGGCCAGTTCCCGACGCAGTTGCGCAGTGGTGGCCTCCAGCTGAATCAGCATCCCCTGGACTTCATAGTCGGACATCGTGTTCTCCGGGCGTAAAAGAACCGCCCGAAGGCGGCGCTATGGTTCCTGTCGTCCCCGCAGGAACGCTTTCAAGCGGTCGGCCACGCTGGCCTTCTGTTTCGGCGCGGCGTGCTGCTGAGCCTTGCCGCCGCCCATCCAGTCCAGGCGGGCATCCAGCGCCATCAGGATCTGCGGGATGGGCGTTCGCCATGCAGTTTCAGGCGGCCAGCCCAGCCAGCCGGTGGCCACGCCGAACAGGTAGTCGACGTAGCTGCCATTCCTCACGGCGCTGTGCTGGCCGCCTCGAGCTTTCCCCGTTCGGCGATGCTCGGCGGCACCGGGTTCAGAAGGCCGGCGATGTAGTCGGTGAGCTGCGCGGAGACTTTGACCACGCCAGTCTCGAAAACCTGCGTGGCGAGGGTCGTGTGCTCCTCCGGCTTCAGGCCGGCGGCAGCGATCACCACGTCAGCGCAGGCGCCAATGCTCAGCAGGCGCATGGACTCCATCGCCGGGCGCAGGCCACCAAAGCGCGATTCGATCTTCAACGCAGCCTCCAGGGTCGGCTGCAGCGTGTAGGTACGGGCACCAATCACCAGCGTGACGGTGCCGTGCAGGGCTTCACTCATGGCGTTCCTTTCACGGGTCGTTTAAACGACGAAGCCCGCGCGAGGCGGGCTTTCGTTCGTCGGGGCCAGATCAGATCGCAACCGGGATCTCTAGGATCTCGGTGTTGATGCCCAGGGTCACATTGCGGCGAACCACGTTGTCGGCGCTGCCAGCAGCCACGGTGTTGTTCATCACCTTCGCACCGAAGTAGAAGGTGGTGGGCGGCACCGCCGGCACCGGAGGCTCAGCCGTCGGGTCTCCCGGCAGGCCGTCGTTCAGGGTGATGCGGATGTTGTAGTTGCCCTTCGAGCGGTCGGCATGGGCGTTCTTGAGCGCCAACTGGCCGGCGTCACCGTTGTCCAGACCGACAGTCAGCGTCATGTCGCCAGCATCGGCAGTGCCCTTGTACTTGCGCACGCGGCCGTCGCTCAGCGCGGTGAAGTTCACGTTGCTGAAGGTGTCGCCGAACTCGCCAAGGTCCTCGACTTCGCCGACTTCGACGTACACATCTGCCTCGTACTCGGTCTTGGTGGCCGATGGCTTCTTGGTGCCGATCGAGATTCGGCAGCCAGCGGCGGTGTTGAGATTGTCTGCCATGGGTTCCTCCAGTGGCTCAGGTTGATACAGCTCAGGAAGTGGTGATGACGCGTACCGTAGCGGAGCCCATGTAGGTCCGACCGTCCGGTTCGCGGTTGGTGTCCGACGCGATAACCCTGACCGACACCGCGCGCCCTTCGTCGACAGAGAGGTGACGCTCGTCCAGCGCCGCATCGATCTCATTGAGGATGCGGCGGACCTCGGCCTGCCCCTGGTGGTCGCTCCAGACACTGAGATAGATCAGCCGCTGCTTGCGCTTGCGGCCAGAGATCGGGCTGGTGTTCTGCGCGACTTCGCGGTCGATGGTCACGTACGGGTACAGGGTGTCATCCGGCACCGCGTCGAATACCGGGACGGTGAGCTCGGCGCTCAGTCGCTGGTAGATTGCGCGCTGCAGGGCAAAGCCTGGATCAGCCATTGAGCGCCCCCTTCGCCGCGCGCGCCAGGGTGCTATCGATGGCGCCGCGGATGATGATCCGGATGTCGTCGCGGTTCATGTCGATGCTCGGCCTCAGCCATGGATGCGCCGGCCGTGCCGGAATATCCGGGTAGTAGCCGAAGAAGTTCTCGCCATCCGACTTGTTCTTGGTCGCACGACGCCCGAGACGATTGCGGCCGGAGAACTGGCTGCGATCCCTGTTGACGGTGTGCTCACCGCCCACCGCGCCAGCATCCCGACGCCGGTAGACCGTACCGCTGTAGCCCTTGGTGCCGTACTCCACGAACTTCAGGTAGTAGAAGCGCCGGTTGTCGCGCTTGCCGATGATGCCAATCCGGGCATCCAGGCCGTTCCGGCTGATCCGCACCTGAAGCGCGGCGGCGGCCTCGCCGGTGTCCCGGGGGATCATGTTCTGCTGCGTGGCCAACACCAGGTCGGCAGCCTGCGCCATTCCCCTTGGTAGGTCGCTGCGGTCAAGCGCTGCGATCCGTCGCAGCACGCCGCGCAGCTTGAAGTCGCCCTTTATGCGAGAGCGCCTGCCCATGGTTCACCCCTTGCGGCGCGGCCGCTTCCTGGCCTTTGAGGCGGGCGGCACAGAGGCGCTGGGGTAGTCCTTGCCGTCGTCGAATACCAAGCCACGCGCCATCAGCGGGTTGAGGATTTCAGCGGGATGATGACTTACGTCATCGCCCTTGTTGGCGGTCACGGCACCGCTCAGTTGCGCTATTGCTCGAAGCACCATTTTGCTTACCTCGGTGTAGGGGTAACGTTGGAGCACAGCAGCCTGAGCATGCTGTTCTCGTTATCGGGAAGGACCGCGTTTATCGCGTAGGTGATGCCGCCGTGGGACAACCGGCGCCCAACGACAAGATCGCCATGCGGGCGCGCTCGGATCTCAGCGCTGATGACCGGTTGCAACTGATTTGCAACGGTCGCCACCCGACCAGTCGGCAGGGTGATCTCAACCCACACCTTGCGCAGGAAGACCCACTGCTCGGAATAGCCACCCCCGCCGTCAGGAACTCGCTGCAGTTCGAGCAGATCCGCTCGATGCCGAAGGGGACCAGCTCTCATCAGAATCTCTTCCTGTACCAGAGAAGGCGCTCGACACCGAGCGGAACCGAAGTGGCGCTGGTGCCCAGCGCAACCGCCTCGCGATTGGCGTACCAGTGCGCGACAAGCAAATACACGGCCTGCCACACATCCGGCGTCAGACCGATCTCATCCGGAGCAGTGGGCTCACCTTCGACCAGCCGGCAGTCACAGTGCTGCTCGACATGGGAAAGCGCCGCGGCGACATAGCCCTTTACGAGCTCGTCCTCCTCGTCCGTCTCAACCCTGGCCTGAAGCTTCACCTTCGCCAGGATGGATGGATCGGCATCCCAGTCGATCTCCATCACTTGGCCCCTTTCGGCGCCGCCGGCTTGGTCTCTTTCGGCTTGGTCTGTTCCCCGACCTCAGCAGCCAGCCCCTTGCCGATCAGGATGTGTGCATACTCATCGTCGACTTCCTCGAACACCTGGCCCGCGCGAACCTGGGCCGCCTCCGCCCCGAGCTTCTTCGCGTCACCTACGAAACCCCAAAGTGCCTTGATCTTCATGTTGCCTCCTGGAAACGAAGAGGCCGGCATTACGACCGGCCTCATCAGGGGTTACGCCGCGAAGCGGCCTTTCACCAACGCCTCGCGACGACGCACGCCCAGACCGAGACGCTCCTCAACCAGCAGCGCCCGTTCGTTCCGGATGAACTGATCGTTGATCAGGCCCATCTTGAACAGGAACGACATGCGGTCGAAGAGGATCGAGGAGCGGGCGAAGTTGGCGATCAGGAACTCGCCGCCGGTGGCCGGATCTTCACCGTTCGCCGGCGCGCCTTCGTCCATGCTGTCCGAGGTGATCACCGGGCGCCCCCAGAGCACCGGGGTGACCAGGCCCTGCAGGTTGGCGAACAGGTAGCGGTTTTCGCCATCCTTCTGCAGTTCGATGTTCATCCAGTCCAGCTCGGTCATCACCACGCCGTCGGCAGATAGCTTCGACTGCTTGCGGACCTGGTAGATGCCGCGGCGCACGATGTCGATGGAGGTGTCGCCAGCCTTGTTCAGGGCGGTGTCGTAGGTGGTCGCCTGGGTCATCAGGCCGTTCAGGTTCTCGCCGGTGCCGTCACCCTTGAGGATCTGCGCTTCTTCCTCCAGCTTGAGGTCGTAGCGCAGCAGCTCCTGGATGTAGCCGAACAGTTGCGGAACGTCGTCCAAGGCCTCGTCGGTGACCGGCATCCATACAGCGATCTTCTTCACGCGGTCGGTGACGGTCTGGAAGGTCACATCGCTGGTAGGCTTCAGCGCACCTTCGGCTACCGGCGCCGCGCCACGAGTGTGCAGCAACTCGCGGAAGTAGCTGTAGCTCTGTCCGCTAACCGGGATGGTGGTCAGCAGGTCGCGGATACGCAGTTCCTGGCGGATGCCGGGCTGGATGGTCGGGTCGTAGTTCGGCGCAACGATGCCGGCACTGGTGACCTTGGTTTCCTTCATCGACGCCAAGTCCGACTTGGTGACCTCGATGTCGGCGGCATTCGCGCTCTTCTGTTGCAGCGCCTTGTAGCCGTCGTGCGACTTCACCATATCGACGAAGCTCTTGCCTTCGCCTGGGCCGCCGCGCAGCTTGACGCCCTTCTGCTCCAGATCCTGCACCTGGTCGATGACCTTCTGCAGTTCGTCCTTCTGCTTCTGGATATCCTTCTTCAGTTCGGTGGCGACGGCGTTGCCCTTCTCGACCTCGGTGATGGCCAGGTCGTACTTCTTCTGGAGCCCGTCGAAACCGTTCTTCAGTTGCAGTTCCAGGGAGTCCTTCAGTTCTTTCACTTCGCTCATGGCGATACTCCAAAATGGGTGGTGAACAGGGTTGAAATGTCTTTCAGCTCTTCCACGATCGCCGTGGCCTCGCTACCGCCGTCACGGCGGAGCGCTGGGTAGCCGAGCGAAGCGACTGCTGCCGCTTCCTTCTGAGAGAGCCCCATGCGTTCGCGCAGGGCATTCTCGAAAAGCCGGATGTCCGACTTGACGCTGATGACCTCGGCCTCAGGGTTCATGCCGAACGGAACGAACGACGCCTCCCAGAGTTCGGCGGCCTTGATGACTCGGACCTGCCGCCCCGCGCGCTGCTCGAAGTTGGCTTCGATGGTGTTGAACCCGATGGACATGCTGTCGAGGCTGCCGTCCTTCATCAGCTCGTAGGCGTCGCGTGCGTAGCTGACTGCCAGGTTCACTCGGCCCTTGAGGAACAGCCCTCGGTCATCCTGGGTGAACTCCGAGGTTCCGACCAGCCGGGTCAGGTCGTGGTACAGCGCCAGCTTCAACCGGCCGTTGCGAGCGGTCTTCACCTTGGTGAAGGCGCCCTTGAGGATCACGTCATCGCCGAGGTCGACGTTGTCGAACACCGCGGCGTAGCCCTCGAAGTTGCCCGCCTCGTCAGCGGCCTTCACCTCGAAGGGGCAATCAAGTTTGCTGAGCATTGGTCTGCATCTCCCACCGGGAGACCCGGTCGTATTCAGGGCCATCAAGTGGCGGAAGGTTTTCTTTGCGGCGAACTTCGTTGATGGTCATCCAGCCGGAACCACCGGAGCCACCAAGAGCCGCAGCGAACAGAGTGGCGCGACCGGCGCTGTCAGCGCGCAGCAGCCCCTCCACCGCGAACTCGACGAAGCGCGAGGTGCGCCCATACAGCTTGTCGTTGAACTCGTCCTCGACCGCGTCGATGTAGGGTTTTAGGCCGAACGTGACGAAGCCGATCAGTTGCTGCTCCAGGTTGGAGCCCATGATCGATGTCTTGCCGGCCCGGTTGGCCAGCCAGAGAGGCACACCGTAAATGCCGGCCAGTGCCTCCTCCTGGAACTGCTGGGACTCGATGAATTGGGCGTCTTTCTGGCTAAGACCGGCCGGTACAAAGGTTGGGCCACCCTGCAAGACAGCTATCTTGCCGAGGTCGTCGGCATCGCCCTTGCGCACGTCAGGGAAGCGCGCCATAACCTGAGTCTGCTGCTTCTCGGTCAGGAACTCCTTGAAGATGATGTAGCCACCAGTAAATCCGCCCTTGCGCATGAAGCGCGCAGACCATTGCTGGCCCGCCTTGGCCAGACCCATGGTCTCCGCCTGGTACTCGATAGGCGACAAGCCGACGATGCCGTCCATGCTGAATATCTTGAAATGCAGCATGTTCTCCGGAGAAACCGGGAATCGCTCCCCATCCTTGGGCTGCACCCAGTAGAGAAGGTCCTCGTCGGTGTCGATGGTCACCTGGTCGATACCGAGCGGAATCAAGCCGATCGGCTCGCCGTGGCGGTTGCGTTCGATCAGTGCGAAGGCGTTACCACGCAGCGCCATGTTCACGACTACGAACTTGAGGAAGTTCAGCATCGTCATGAACGGGTTGGGTTTGCGCAGCAACTTCTGCGCCCCGTCCTTGCGCGGCACCAACGTGCGCGGCGAGGCGCCGTCCGAATCCTCGTAGAGCTTCAGCGGCAGGCCCGACAGCGACTCCGAAAGGATCTTCACGCACGACCAGACCATGCTGATCGACAGCGCGGTCTTGGTGGTCACTCGCACGCCGGCCTTGGTGCTCTTGCCGCCGACCTCAAGGTCCACCTCGACATAATCACCCGTAGCTGGGTCGGTGTAGCCGAACATCCGCCACGTGCGAGGGTTGTACCAGCGAAATGTCATGGTCAGCCTATGAGTCCAAAGAAGCCGTTGTTGAGGTAGTCATCCATGCCGCCGCGCGCCTCCGGATTGAGGGACAGCAGCGATACCGCGTTGAACGTCGACATCAACGGGTCGATCTTCGCGGTGCCGGACGCCTGCTTGGTGATCAGGAAAGCGTTGGCAGAAGGCACGCCCTTGGCGTTGCCGCAGGCCCAGGCCATAAGCGGCTGTCCGCAGTGCATCAGCACACCCTCGGCCAGTTTCCTTTCCGTTGTCTTGATCGCCCCGGTGAGCTTCCAGCCCTGGGAGATACCGACCGTCTGCTCCTCGGTGATTCCCACCTCCAGCAGCGCATCGAGCACGGCGCCAATGCCGGCCGGGTCGAGCCCGACCTTGTCGAGCAGACCGGCCTCGTTGACCCGAGCGACATACGCCGCCAGCTCCTCAACGTCATCGCCGATTTTCTCAACCAGGGTCAGATCACCAGCCGCCGCGAGGTCATGGAGCCGGGGAGCCTCGGACTTCCGGCGCTCCAGCACCGAGGGGTGCGCCCAGGCATGCGCCCAGTGAAACCACCGGCGCCCCCCTCGCTCGCGGCCCAACAGCGTCAGCGCCAGCAGGTCGTCTAGGCCGCCACCGTCGACGCCGCCAACAATCACCTCGCAGCGCTCAATCAGGGCATCCAGCGAAAGGCCTGGCAGCGCCTGCGGCTCCCAGAATGCGGCGCCGACCCAACTGTCGGACATCAGCGCCAGCCCGATCTCGATGTTCAGGAACTTGGCGAGGAACCCGCGCACCTCGGCCTCACCGTCGAGTTCTGCCTGCATAAACAGGCGCTCGAGGGTAGGCCGATCCACCGAGTAGCCCATGTTCGGGTTGACCAGGTGGAAGTTCTCTGGCCGGCGCGCCTCTCCGCTCTCGATCATCTCCTTCGGGAACTCGTAGATGATCGGCAGAAACCGGTTGTCTTCGATGCGTCCGTCACGGACGCCCCGGGCATAGGTCAGCTTGGACCTGAACACCCCGGCGGGCGGCTCGTTCGACTGGGTCGTGAGCCAGATGATGAAACCTTCAGGGCGAGACAGCAGGCCGCCAGTGGCCTCCCGAATCATGTCCGGTGCCTTCGGGTTCTTGCCGAACAGCCAGGCCTCATCGATCAGCACGCCGACGGCCTTCTTGCCACCGACCACATCGCTATCAGCGGCCACTACCTTCAGGGTGGCTCCCGTCTGATTGTGGGTAATCAGCCGCAGGTGCGGTTGAACATGAAGCAGATCCGACAACTCTTCGTCGTGCTTCACCATCGCCGCCGCCGGCTTGAAGCTGTTGTCGGCGATCTCCTTGGTCGGCGCCAGGATGATGAACTCGGCCTCAAGCCGCCAGTTGCGGATCAAGGCGGTCAGCATGATCGCGGCTGCAATGGTCGACTTCGAGTTCTTCTTCGGGATGCAGAGGAAGTACTCGGTGATCAGTCGCTGGCCGGTCTCATTGTTGTAGCTGCCGAAGATGGCACCGGCGAAGTCGAGCACCCAGGGGGCGCATGCGGCCTCGATTGTCGGGGAGCCGGGAGCGTCTACGATCTTCAGTTCCCGGAAGACGCTGAGCCCCTCCTCGGCCTCCTCAGGAAAGAGCGGCGGCGGAATGATGGATTCACCAGCACTCAAGCGCCGCCACCAGTCAGGGCAGGCAGTGGTCCAGAGCATGGTTTACCCCCTGACGACGGATAGTGGAGGCTTGCCCTGGCCGAACTTGCCTTTGCCGGCTTGCTTCGCGGCCTCGGCCTTCTGTTCCTTCTTGCCCATCTCGCCCTTCTTGCCATGGAAGAAGTCGACAGCTTTCTGAGCCGCGCTGCGGCGATCGAAGACCTTCGCCCGCGGCTCATTCATCAGGTTGACCAGCCAGACCAGCGGGTCCTCCGTAAACGGCAGGCAATCCAGGTACTCGCCATCAGGTTCCTGCTCATCGCCGAGCGGCGCTTCATGGTCCTTGCCCTGCTTCGGCGAAGGCTCCTTGGCTTTAACATCTCGCCGCCCCTTTAACATCTTCAGGGCGGCGATGATTTCGGGGTGCTTGGCAAGTCGAGCGCCAGCGGCCGCAGAGCTGGAAGGCGCGTAGCCAGCGGCTTCGGCGGCAGCTTTGTTGGATGCTCCTCGGGCCTTCGCGTCAACAAACCGTCGCTGTTTGTCTGTTAACGCCATTAACAAAATTCCTAGAGATCGGAAAAAATGTGCGAATGCGGGCGGGGGCGGTCTAGCTTCAGGCGAAACCGGATATTTTCACCCCCCCCCACCCTTGTTGCACGTCATTGGCGTGCCTCATACCACTTGAAGCACGTCAGCCGCGTGCCTCTCCCCCTTGGTCAGCCTGTGGCGGCCTCCATCCCTGCCTCGCAGCTCTCGACGGGGTGAGGAAGGTCAACTTGCCGCCGCTCCATTGGTCAGGCACCAGGGCCAGCAGTCCGGCCTGTAGAAGCGGCTCCAGCAGATTCATGGCCTTGACCACTTCCGCGCTGTATCCCTGCACGTCTTGTGGTCCCCACGGCCGGTGCGGGTTGATCTCAACGCCTTCGGGGTGTGGTTGGGTTCGCATGGTTGCTCCTTGGTACAGGGTCGTTAGAACCCTGCCGCCTCTTCGGCCTGCTTGACCGAGGAGTGACAGGGTCCGCATAGCGGCTGCCAGTTGTCCTTGTCCCAGAACAGGTCCGTATCGCCTCGGTGAGCCACGATGTGGTCAACGGTGTTGGCCGCCGTGACCAAGCCCTTGCGCGCGCAGTACACGCACAACGGATGATCGCGAAGGTACTGCTCACGGGCCTGCTGCCAACGGTAGTCATAGCCTCGCTCGGTTGAGGTCTTGCCGGTCCGCCACGAACCTGGCGCGGCCGTCTTCAGCCGCTCGCCTTGGGCTCTCACGCGGAACCCGAGAGACTTCAGCCTTCCCATCAAATCCTCCGACACAACTTCTGCAGCCCAGCAACGTGCTCGCGCAAGGCCTTGATCATCAGTTCGCGTCGCTCGACTCCGGCTCGGAGATCAGAAACAACTTGTCCATCAGCGGCAGCAAGGACGGCTCTTCCTGCATCAGCGCTGCCGGAGGCTCCGGGAGCCTGGTGCACTCCGTCTGCGGGACAGCGGGCTTTGACGTACACGACGCGAGCACCAGTGCCGATAGCATCGCGGCGCAATTGGTTTTCTTCATGGGAGGCCTGCAGTGCTGCTTGGTAGGTTCGGGCCAGGGCATCGGTCTGGGCCTGCGCCTGGGTGTCGCGCTTGGCCTGCTGGGCCATTGCGGTGATCGTCTCGGCGGATTGCTCGACGGCGGCCTGCAGGTCATCACGCTGGGCGGTCACGTGATCGAGGCGCCAGAACACCAGAGCCGCCACCAACGCCACCACCAACCACGGAGACCACCTCATCACGCACCAGCCATGGCAGCGCGCGCCCAATCGAGGCGCGCCGCACGGTCGTCTGCGCCGTTGTAGCCGCCGTTGATCATCAGCGTGATCCGCTCGAATCGGCCTTGATCAGCCAGACCATTTAAACCCCGCGACCGCCACCACCACCCCGCGGCGATGGCAGCCCAGGTCCGTTGCTCAAGCAACTCCGGTTGCGCCACGAGTGGCAGCGCCAGGGCGCGGGCGGCTTCGGCGTAGTTGTCGTGGCCGGTGATCATGATCAGGCCACGACCACGGTATCGATACCCATCGCCCGTATCCGGCGACCCGTTGCCCATCCGGTTTGCGTAGACGCGGTTGGCGATGCGCTCGGGCTGGCGGGCATACTGGCGAGCCTCTACCGCCGCGAACCGCTTCGGCCAGGTCTTGAGCAGCCCCTCTGCGGAGTAGTTCAGGTTCTCGACCAGGCGCTTGAGGCTCTGGCTTTCGTGCCCGACCTGAGCCAGGAACATTGCCACACGCTCGGGCGTGTTGATCTCGAACCGAGCCAGGGCGCCGTTGATGTGTTCAACCCAGGTCGAGGCAGTAGCAGCACCGCAGCCGGTAGCGCGGTCGAGTTGATCGGCGGTGATCTTCATTCGCCAGCCCCCCGGCGCGGAAACTTCCAGTCGGCGATCCGATCAGCGAACTCGGCGATCTTCTTCACACCCAGGAAACCGGTGAACACCCCGGCAGCAGTAGCCATGTTCTGCGGAAGGCCAAACCACTCAAGGACAGGAATCAGGCCCAAGGTGATCAGGGTGCAGAGCGTTGCCTCGAGCAGCGCCTGGCGCCGCGTTCCGCCGCCGTAGATCACCCGGGTCAGCGCGACCACGAAGGACAGGCCGGCGGCGTACAGCTGCGGATAGTGCGCAGACAGCCACGCAAGCAGCGCAGCCCAAGTTTCAGGGCGTTCTGGCATTTTCATAGTCTCTGCCCCTCGCAGGGGTTCTAAAACGACGAAGCCCGCTCAGTGGCGGGCTTTCGTTCGTCGGGGTAGGTTCCGGATGGATCAGGCGTGAAACAACTGCAGTTGCCCTTCGCGCTCGACCTCGATGATCTTCTGTTCGATGACGGGTGCCTTGACCTGCCATCGGCGCAAGGTCTTGCCGGCCAGGCTGGCAATCCCTTTCTCCTGTCGGTACTCCGACATCAGCTCGTTACGCAGGGTGGCAAAGTCCATCGAGCGCTTGAACAGTTGCTCTGCCATCCAGTTGAAGGCACGGATGTAAGCCTCTTTCCATTTGGCCGCCTCCTTGCCGGTGAAGCCCATGCACAAGAACGCAAAGCCATCTCTAGTTATGCGAAACGCTGGAGATTTCCGCCTGGCCCCTTTGCCGATGTCGACATCCACAGTCATCTCCTCAAAATTGAGGGCATGAAACTCTGGCGAGCAATCGAGGCCGCGGATCGCCTTGATCACGTTGTCGTGCCGCTTTCCGAAACGCTCGGCCACCTTCAGCGATGTCGTTACAACCTGGCCGTCATTGACCATCACCAGGTCACGCAGGCTGGCCTCATCAAGATCAATCTCATTCATCTGATCCACTCCACTCACCTGGAAAAAGGAGCGCAGCGGGGCGGATGGATGAGCGGACATCCGCCGTTCGGCTGTACGGGCCTAGCTGCGTGTTGGCTTGCCTTGCGGCGGAAACGAAAAAGCCCAGCTCGAAGGCTGGGCTCTGAAATAGGTGCAGGTGGATAGGGGCCACTACCCCGTGCGCATCCTGCGCTCCACCTGCATTGATTGGATATCGCAAAGGGTGAAGGCCTTGCGGGTCGGTAACCCGTCACTTTGCTTACAGCCCGATGTGGCAGGCGAGACTGCCGTCTACCGAGTTTCGACCTTCAAATGAAAAAGCCCGGAGCGGGGGCAACCGGGCTTCCCGTCCATCTCGCTGAAAGCCAAGGAAGGAAAGCATCGAGTTAGACGGGGGACTGATGATGCCGCGCAAAACCCGGCGGCGCAATAAAAAACCCGGCACCAGGGCCGGGTTTCGGAGTCGATCTGGCTTAGCGCGCACGGATCAACAGATGTGGTTACGTTACGCTCAGTCGATCACATTCGTCAAGCCGCATCGAGCAACTTCTCGCGGTCAAGGATCTCGGTTACATGCACCAACGCCTCTTCCTCGAAACGATCAAGCTGTTTCCGAATATCCCTGCGCCAGCGGTTTCGAGTTGAGTCCGGTCGCGCGTCCTCATCCCAGTTGTTCATGTCGTACCACTTCTTGGGGAGCATCGGGATAGCGGTTGATCGCTTTCCGTCCTTGCCCTTCATCATCGGGATAGCCCAGGTCGCTACAGCACGCTCCAGAAACCGAGAAGGCGCAGGCGAATGCACCCTGCTCGCCAGTCGCTCGATGGCCTGCCCACGCCGATCAAAGTGCGTCGAGTAGCGAGCGTGCAGCACGTCCCACTCGGCCGGCGAAAGCTCCCGGTGCAGTAGGGCGTGCAGGATGCAATCGAACTCGAACTGGTCCTGGGCAGAAAGCAGAGCCCGAAAGCCGCCGTCGACCTTTCGGTCAATAAGCCTCTGCCAGCTCTGCTTCGCCGTGTTGTCGATGGCATCGGCCGCCAGGACGCGAACGATCGCAGGCATCACATCGCGGTAGACCCCAGTCATGCAGCCCCCTTCGGATTGCCATTCAGGCCGAACAGATCACGCAGCAGCGTTTCCGCAGCAGCGCCCTTCGCATTGCCGTCCAGCAACCAGAGCCGGCCATAGTCGTGAAAGCCCAGAGTGCCGCGGTCGCCGTGCCAGTTGGCGATCATGACCAGCAGCGCAGCCAAGGCAGCAGCACCGCCCACCTTGACCTGCGCCAGCTCCTGGCCGGCCACCTTGAGAAACTCCCGCTCCAGCCTGGTCATGACCTTGCGGGGTGCCATCGGTTGTACGTTGCTCATGCTGCTTGCTCCCGCGCGCCCTCGTAGTGGACCCAGTTCCGGGCCTTGTGAGTGCTCGCACTGAAATACTGGTTGGATGCCTTGTCGAACCACAGGTCCAAGATGCCTTCATCTCCGGTGAGGCGCTGCTTGCTGATGATCAGGCGCACATCGCTCTGGTCCTTGTAGTCGTCTCCCTTGGCCATCTCTTTGCGCTTGTTCCGCCAGACCGTGCACACGTTGTCGGCTAGGTCGGTGAGGATGGCGCCACCGCGAACGTCGAGCTTGCCCGGGGGCTTACCCTCGTCGTCAGCCTTCCGCGGGTGGGCGACCAGATGGACGTGGACGTTCATCTCGTGAGCGAACCCCACCAACGCCTCCATGGCCTGCTTCTGGCCGTTGTAGTCATCCTCGGCCATGCCGAGCTTCGCCAGGCTGTCGACGATGAAGTGGTTCACCCCGTACCGGCGCGCGGCATACCGAAAGTCCTCGAGCATTTCGCCCGTCTTCGCGGTGCCCAACTGGTCGTAGATCCATAGCTTGCCGTCGAGCCAGTCGAGAATCGCGTCGATGTAGCCCCTCGAAGGACAAGACATCCCGGAGGCCTGCCGGACCATCCGCTGAAGCGTTCGCCGCGCCGGCATCTCCATCGAGGCGATGCAGAACCGGTCTTGGCTGCCCTTGCGGTTCATGCCGTGGAAGGCCAGGTAGTTCAGCAACTGCGACTTCCCGTGTCCGCTCCAGCCGGTCCAGATCGTGACCTCCGAGGGCCGGAAGCGGATCTTGTTGGCGTAGGCGCTCCAGGGCAGCTCCATGCCGATAGTTTCCGGGTTCTGGTCGTAGAACTCAGCCTTGACCTCCTCCGAGTAGGAGCTCACCGACTTCAGGCGCTCCGGGTCGAAGTTCTTCGCCTTGGCGTAGCACTCCGCAATGTCGTCGGCGCTGTAGTACAGGGCATCCAGGGCTTCGTTGAAGTCCTTGCAACCCAGTTTCACCAGGCGACACCGATCACGCCCAAGGCGCCGAACGATCTCCTCGGTCGCCTGGTGGCCAGGTTCGTCGTCGTCAAGGCACAGGTAGATCACGTCGAAGCGCTGCAGGTTGTCGAACTCGTACTCGATCCAGCGTTGCTTGCCGTCCTTGCCGCCACCGAAGGGCACTGACAGCGCCGGGCGCCCGTACTGCCAGGCGGTCATCGCGTCGATCTCGCCCTCGGTTATCGTCACCTCCCGGATACCGTCCGGGATGGCCTGCCAGCCGAACAGGCAAGGTTCGGTATCCGACGACGTGGTGATTTTCTTCTTGCCGCCAGGACGTTCCACGCCGAGTTTCTTCCAGTGGATCAGCGAGCCATTGCGCAGGTACGGAAACACGATGTTCTGCCCGTCCTCGGCGATCTTGAACGCCTTGATGGTCTCCTCGGTCAGTCCACGGCCCTTCAGGTACGCCATCACCACCGAGTCCACCTTCGGCGTCGAGCACCTTGGCTTGTCCGGTCGCTGGTATGACTTCCGGCTCTCGACCGGCCGGATGAGCTTGGGCTCCTGCACGCCGAGGTAGCCCCTCGCTTCGCTCAGCGCCGTCGCCATGTCGCAGTTGCGCGCCAGCCGCCAGAGGTCCAGCAGGTCGCCAGACTCACCGGTGGCGAAGTCGCACCACACGCCAGCCTTCTCGCCGACGAGGTGAACCCCCAGACTCTTGCCCTTCTCGCCCGATGCATCGCCAGCACGCCACTCGGCGCCCTCCCGCTTGCCGCCAGGCAGCAGGTGCCGTGCAACATCGGCAGCGCGATCAGCGAGGCGCTTGGAAATATCCGACGGGGTCAGCATGCGCCCTCCCCGTCCGGCAAACGCTCAAGGGTGCTGAAGTCGTGGGTCCGAGTGGACAGCACCGTGTCCGTCATCTGCGGATGCCAGAACTCGTGATCCTCGAGCTGGTAGCCCCGTGGCGGGGTGAACGGGTAGCGCTTGCCGCCAGAGCCGGAAGGCCCCCTGGGAGCGCCATGCTCACCGACGTACTCCCGCCAGTGATCGTTCGGGCCAATGAACGTCTCCGGCAGCTTGACGAACTCCGTCCCGACGTTGCCCTTGCCGGCCATCTCGGCGTGATAGTTCTTCGCCGCCTGGATCAGGTCTTCGACCGTGGCGCCAGCACGCAGCCGAGCCTTCCACGCCTTCCACGCCGGTTTCTTCGCGCCGGACCGGTGCCGGCGAGGGTACTCCGACCAGAAACGGTTGAAGTCCTCGCTGTACTCGGATCGTTCCTCGGCGGGTGGTTTCTCCCCACTGGCAAGGTCGTCGCTCGCTGTCGTCGATTCGTCAGAGTCGACAAGAGTCTCTTGATCTTCTTCAGGATTCAGGTAATCAGGATTCAGAGAATCAGGAATCAGGGCGTTATGGGTTGGTGCATCCACAGTGTCCGACTGCGGCTGCTCTGGTGTTTTAACTGTTAAAACACTGTTATTGGCGCCCACACAGGCGCCGGTATCCGCATGCACCAACCGTTGCTTACCGGGAACAACCTTCCCCCGGGCACGCTCATTCACGGTTAGATAACCATTGCAGTCAGGTAGTTCGCTGTCCTTCTCGGTGCTATGCGGAGACTGGTGACGAGTGAAGTTCGGTAGCGAGATCACCGAGAAACCAGCAACCTCGTACCGCTCGATGAATCCCTTGTCCAAGAGATTGGCCAGGCCGATCTCCACGTCATAGTTATCCCCGGGGAACAGTTCGATCTTGATCCGACGCGGCCGGTATTCCAGCCGCCCCTCCCTATCAGCCAGACACCACAGACCGATGAACAGCAGGCGGTCGAATGGATTCAGGTCGGCCAGATCCTCGTTCTTGAAGAACGAGGGCTTGATGTTGCGGGCGCGAGCCATTACTTCTCCTCCGAACTGCTGAGCAACTTCTCCATGAGCCGCTCAGCCAATACTTCATCGATATCTTCCGGGCGCCAGCCGCACAGCCGCTTCACCAACACCATCAGGGCGAAGCGCGCCTTGATGATCTCGAACTGGATATCGGCGATGTTTAGGGCAACCTCGGCTACTACAGGGGGATCGAACTGGCCCAGCAGCTCGAAGGCAGTGTCGATTGAGCACCAGATCTTGTAGGCAACCTGGTCGCTGCCGAACTGCTCGAAGGACTGCTCGTTGAGCATCACGGGATCGGACTGGTGGGCGACCTTGCTCATGCCAAGCCCTCCCTCTCCAGGCGCTGCACCAAGGTCCGCATCTTGCGCTTGAGGCGGGTGGTCAGATCGCGCTGATCCTTCCAGCGCCTGTAGGCG